TGACAATCTGGCGGAACTGGCCATCATCGCAGAAGCGGCCCGGCGACAGATTCATGTGCGACAGGTCGATGTCCACGCGGTCCGCCTTCGCGCGGCCCCGGTTGAACAGACCGCCGGACCAGAACGGATAGGCGCTGTGCGTGAGGCTGGACGGGGTGGAAAAATAGGTTTGGCGCCACTTCTTATGCAGCGCCATGCCTGACGCCACCTTGCGCAGCTCCTGAAACTTCGGGATCCAGAAGTATTCATCAAGGTAGAGGTTGCCGTGGTAGCTCTGCGCGGTGCGGGCGTTGGTGCCGAGGAAGTACAGGCACGCGCCGTTGCTGAGCGTCATCGGATCGCCCTTTAGCTCAACATCAACCTCTTTAGCGAACTCGATGATGTACTGCTTGAAGACGTGCGCCTGTGCTTTACTCGCTGAAAGGAAAATCTGATTGCGTCCGGTGGTCAGCGCATCCAGCAGCGCCTCACGCGCAAAATAGTAGGTGGCACCAATCTGGCGCGACTTCAGCACGTTGCGGATGCGGTGCTTGTTTCCCGCGTCCCACCACTGGCGCTGGTAGCCGAACATCGAGCCGTGGAAAATCTCCTGTAATTTCTCCACTTGTTCGTCGCTAAACACATTCTTTTCCGGCGGCTTGCGCGGCCCGCTGTTGCGGTTCGTCACGTTCGGATTGAGATCCGCCTCGTTGCCGCCGTTGCTGAACTTGCCGATGCGGGCATGGCGCTCTGACTGGCGCGCCAGCAGGTCAATCTCCTTAAAGTCTCTCCCTTCTTTTGTCTCCTTCATGATCAGCTGGCAGTAGCGCGCGGCGGTGGTCAGCTGCATCTGGTCAAGCGGGCCATAGTCGCCCCATTTGTCGCGCTTCTTCCAGCTGTGAACGGTTGCGGGTTTCTCTCCCAGCATTTCAGCAATGCGGGCGATGCGGTATCCCTGAAAGTACAGCAGCATGGCCTGCCTGCGGGGATCGAGGTCTTCGGGGGCGAGTGTCGTTGTCATGGCCCCAAAATACGGCCCCGACGATCCCTTTTCTGCCGCCTGCCGTTGTGTGGCTGCCCGCACAACGTGCCCGCGTTGTTTCGACCCCCTCTGAACCGCAAACATAAGGCTTCAAAGCGATTTACCCAACGGAGCCTGACCTATGGCAGTTAAAGCAAAGCGTTTTCGTATCGGGGTGGAAGGTGCCACCACGGACGGACGCGAAATTTCCCGCGAATGGCTGGAGCAGATGGCCGCCGCCTACAACCCGGCGGTTTACACCGCGACCATCAATCTGGAACACATCAAATCGTACTCGCCAGACAGCACCTTTAACCGCTATGGCACGGTAAGCGCGCTGGGGACGGAGGAGATCACCGACGGTCCGCTGGCCGGAAAGCTGGCGCTGTATGCCGACATCCTGCCGACGGATTCCCTCGTGGCGCTAGTAAAACAGGGCCAGAAGCTTTTCACCTCCATGGAAGTCAGCACCAAGTTTGCCGACACCGGCAAAGCCTACCTGGTTGGCCTGGCTGCCACCGACGACCCGGCAAGCCTCGGCACCGAGATGCTGGCCTTTAGCGCCAGCGCACAACACAACCCGCTGGCAAACCGCAAACAGCACCCGGAAAACCTGTTCACCGCCGCCACCGAAACCGCGATCGAGCTGGAAGAGGTGGAAGACAAACCCGCGCTGTTTGCCCGTATCACCGCGCTGTTCGGTAAAAAGCAGCAGTCTGACGATGCCCGCTTTTCTGACGTGCATCAGGCCGTGGAGTTGGTTGCTACCGAGCAGCAGGAATTCAGCACCCGCACCGATAAGGCGCTGGGCGAGCAGGCGGATCGCCTGAGCCAATTGGAAAACCTGCTGGAAACGCAGGTGAACGATTTCACCGAACTTAAGCAGCAGCTGGGCCGAGAAGACAGCCGCGCCGATTACCGCCAGCGCGCGCCGGGTGGCAATGCGCCAGCCGCAAACATGACCAACTGCTAAAGGAGCAGCATATCCAATGAAAAAGAATACCCGCTTTGCCTTCAACGCCTACCTGATGCAGCTGGCAAAACTCAACGGCGTGCCGGTTGAAGAGTTGTCCAGCAAGTTCAACGTTGAGCCATCAGTGGCGCAAACGCTGGAAGACACCATTCAGCAGTCGGCGGCCTTCCTGACGCTGGTCAACGTGATCGGCGTGCCTGAGCAATCCGGCCAACTGCTGGGTCTTGGCGTCGGCAGCACCATTGCCGGCACCACCGACACCACGGCTAAAGACCGTGAGCCAACCGATCCGACGGTCATGACGGATGTTGAATACCGTTGCGAGCAGACCAACTTTGACACAGCGCTGACCTACGCAAAGCTGGACCTGTGGGCGAAATTTCAGGACTTCCAGACCCGCATTCGTGACGCCATCGTCAAGCGTCAGGCGCTGGACCGCATCATGATCGGCTTTAACGGTATTGCCCGCGCGAAATCCTCCAACCGCACCGCCAACCCTCTGCTGCAGGACGTTAACAAGGGCTGGTTGCAGAAGGTACGCGAAGATGCGCCGGACAACGTGCTGGGCAGCGTGACCAAAGACGGCGAAACCACCGCCGAGCCGGTGAAAGTGGGCAAGGGCGGCGTCTATGCCAACCTCGACGCGCTGGTGATGGATGCGGTTAACGAGCTGATTGATCCGATTTTCCAGGACGACGACGAACTGGTGGTCATCTGTGGCCGCGAGCTGCTGGCGGACAAGTATTTCCCGCTGGTTAACAACGAGCAGGACAACACCAACAAGCTGGCCGCCGATCTCATCATCAGCCAGAAACGCATGGGCGGCCTGCAGGCGGTGCGCGCGCCTTACTTCCCGGCTAATGCGGTGCTGATCACCCGCCTCGATAACCTGTCGATTTACTGGCAGGAAGAGTCCCGCCGCCGCTCACTCATCGACAACCCGAAACGTGACCGCATTGAAAACTTTGAATCGGTCAATGAGGCCTACGTGGTTGAGGACTACCGCTGCGCCGCCCTGGTTGAAAACATCACCATTGGTGACTTCTCAGCAGACGCTGGCGCGGGAGCGTAATCAATGAGCCTGAGTCCCGCACGGCAGCACCGCCAGCGCGTCCAGGCTGAACAGGCCGCCCGTCAGGGCGGCAGTGTTCGCCACGCCAGCGGCTATGAGCTGATGCTGATGCAGCTCGGCGAAGACCGCCGCCGTCTCAAGGGCATTCAGTCCACCGTGAAGAAGGCCGAAATCAAGGTGGAAGTCCTGCCTAAATACGTGCCGTGGGTGGACGGCGTGCTGGCCGCCGACGGCGCGCAGCAGGACGACGTGCTGATGTACGTGATGCTCTGGCGCGTTGATGCCGGTGACTATTCCGGGGCGCTCGCCATTGGCCGCCACGCTATCCGCCACGGCTGGTCGATGCCGCAGGGCTTTAACCGTAACGTGCAGACGCTGCTGGCCGAGGAGATGGCCGACGCCGCCAAAAACGCCCTTGTGGCAAAAACCGACTTTGACCCCGGCCTGCTGATGCAAACGCTCGACGTGATTGGCGATCTGGATATGCCCGATCAGTCGCGCGCCCGCCTGCACAAGTCGCTCGGCTGGGTGCTGCGCGAAAGCCAGCCCGTTGCCGCGCTGAACCATCTGCAGCAGGCCATGCAGCTCGACGAGCGCTGCGGGGTGAAAAAAGACATTGAGCAGCTGGAGCGGAAAATCCGCAACGCCAGCTGATAACCGGACGTGCCCACGCGCGGGGCGGCACGGGGTGGCGACAGGCAGCGCCGCATCAAAACCCCGTCCACCGCCCACCTATTCAGGAGAAATAAGGCATGCAGTTTGTAGCGTCGGAAAAGGCGACGGGAACGCCGGAAATTATCCCCAATAACTCATTCTGGCCGGACATCGATCTGGCGACGTTTCGCAGCGTGATGCGCGTTGACGGCACCGTGACGCCGCAGCGTCTGAAGCAGGTGGTGCTCACCGCGATGGCGGAAGTGAACGCCGAGCTGTACCCGTGGCGCGAACATCAGGAGCTGCGCGGCTTTAACAGCCTGGCGAATGTGCCAACGGAAGAGCTGGCCGGGCGCAGCGTGCGTCTGCATCACTATGAGAATGCGGTGTGGTGCTGGGCGCGCGCGGTGCTGAACGAGCGTTATCAGGACTTTGACGCCACCGCTGCCGCAGCGAAGCGCGGGGAAGAACTGGAAGATGCCACCGGCGATCTGTGGCGCGACGCACGCTGGGCCATCAGCCGCGTACAGAACGCGCCACACTGCACCGTTGAGCTGATCTGATGAAGGTGCGCGCGCAGCAAAACGACACGGTAGACGAGATCTGCTGGCGTCATTACGGGCGCACGCAGGGCATGACGGAGCAGGTATTGCAGGCCAATCCGGGGCTGGCGGAGCACGGCCCCATTTTATTGCACGGGCTGGAGGTGGAGCTGCCGGACGTGACGGCGGCAGCCACCGTGCAGGCCGTCCAGCTTTGGGACTGAATCATGTGGGAAAGAATCCGCGCCGGGATCGTCTGGTTTATTGCTGTCGGTATGGCATGGCTGGGCGACATGTCGCTAAAAGATGTTTCAACCGTGGCCGGGGTGTTAATCGGCCTGCTGATGGCAATTATCAGTTGGTATTACAAACGCAAAACCTATCAGCTGCTTGCCGCCGGGCGCATCACGCGGGAGGAATATGAATCTGCAAACCGTTAAGCGCTGCACCGTTGGCGCTGTGCTGCTCATTGTCGGTTCAATGCCGGGTTTCCAGCAGCTGCACACCTCCGTCGAGGGGCTGAAGCTGATCGCTGATTATGAGGGCTGCCGCCTGAAGCCATATCTGTGCGATGCGGGCAAGTGGACCGACGGCATTGGTAACACCGTCGGTGTGGTGCCGGGCCGGACCATCACCGAGCGGCAGGCGGCGGGGAATTTCATCACCAACGTGTTACGCGTTGAGGCGGCACTGGCGCGCTGCGCTGCGGTTTCAATGCCACAGCCGGTCTACGACGCGCTGGTGTCGCTGGCGTTTAACGTCGGCACCGGCAACGCCTGCGGCTCAACGATGGTGGCGCTCATCAAAAAGAAGCGCTGGCGTGATGCGTGTTATCAACTGCCGCGCTGGGTGTACGTGAAAGGCGTATTTAATCAGGGGCTGGATAACCGGCGACAGCGTGAATTGGCATGGTGCTTAAAAGGAGTAACAGCATGATGCGCGCGCTGGCGGCGATAGTGCTCGTTCTGATTGCCGCGCTTGGCGTGCAGTCGTGGCGGCTCAGTACCGCCCACAACAAAATCGACGCGCAGGTGAAGGATTTAGCCGCGCAGGGCAAAAAGCTGTCGCAGAAAAACGGCCAGCTGATTGCCCTCAACATTCTGACGCAAACCAGCAGCCGGGCGCAGACACAGCTTTTCGCCGCCGCCGAGCAGAACGGCACGCTGCTGCGTGACCGGCAGCGCACCATTGAGGAACTGAAACGTGAAAATGAAGAGCTTCGTCGCTGGGCTGATGCCGATTTGCCTGATCCTGTTATCCGGCTGCGCCAGCGTCCGGCCCTCACCGGAGGTCAGTCTTACCGTGAGTGGCTGTCCGCGAATCACCCCGTGCCGCCTGGACGAAGCCGCACCGCGCCGTAACGGCGACCTGCTGGCGCAGCTGGACGACACCGAAGCCGCCTGGGCGGCCTGCGCCGATAAGGTAGACACCATCATCAGCTGTCAGGATAAAGACGATGAACAAGCCGCAGTCCTTGCGAAACGCCCTGAATAAAGCCGTGCCCTACGTGGCCGACAACCCGGATCGCCTGCATCTGTTCGTGGACAATGGCGCGGTGGTTGCCACCTCCGCCACGTCGATTTCATGGGAGTACCGCTACACCCTCAACGTGGTGGTGACGGACTTCACCGGCGATCAGAATCTGCTGATGGCAC